CCACCATGTGCCTAAATTCTTAAAACATGAACTCGAAAAATGAAACTGCAAAGTGTCCATTATCGCTTTCCCTATCCCGGCAATAACCAGGGCTACACCCGTTAAGATTAAAAGTAGTATCATATCCTTCATTTAATATCCACACTCAAACCATGCAGTACCGTTAAACAGCAATATCATGCCTCCGGATACCCGGTTAAAAATAACGTCCCCTCCGTTGTTTAGGAAGATTTCTTCGCCTGTCCCTTCGTCGTGTTCTATTGTGAGCCTGTTAGTGGCATCAATGATCACAATGAAAACTATTTGCCCGGTCACACCCCCGTCAAACCCTCCTATAACCATGTCCCCATCCGTTGTATTAACAAACACAATAGAAACCTCGCTAACATCAACAGCATCAGAGCTACTAATTATAGTTGTCGTGCTACTAACATAAACTTCAGCACTCAGATCGCTTGCAATCACGACATCACCCGTGCCTTTTGGGTCAATCAACAGGTCACCGTTAACATCCTGGGTGGTGATCGTGTCAGTTGCCGTCTTATCGAACCACCCCTGCTCTTTCTTAATTCGCTTCTGTGAAAAGCCCAAAATAGGTATTATAAGCAATAGGAATAATAGGTATTTCATAGGAATAATAGGTATTTCATCTGTTTATTATTATCGTGTCGTTTCTTCGTTTCACCCCTCTTAACTTCATCTCCTTTTCAAACATCCAGGCTTTCAGCTCACTCAATACCCGCTTAGGCATCTTTTGATTATCTTCTTTCAGGTCTTTCAAATCATCTTTAAACTCGTTATGTTCTATCTGGTGTTGAATGTATAACCCTATTCCAGTACAAACAACCCCGAAGCAGAAAGCTAATATACCCCACCATTTTCTTACCCATTCCATTAATCTCTTTTCAATAACTCTTTGTACTCACTTGTTAACTCAAACCCATTATTATTTACGATTTGCTCAATATTTGGAGTAGCTAAATCAAACCAAAACTCCTTGTATGCAAACATTGTGGTTTCTTCTCTTTGTACTTCTTTTATATCGAAGCGAATTAGCATGCCTCCTTGTGTTTTTTCAACTAATAGAGGGCTGTTATTGCTTTCTGAATTGCGAAAAATGTGTGGTTTCATTTCTATTTATGTTAGTGATTTATCTTTTCTTATTTATAATCATGCTAAATTAATAGCAAAGGCGACCGGCAAGATTCACATCGTCAGCCGACCAAGCGTCATTCACCTTCAGCGCAAAAACGCCAGCCACGCCACCGGCATTCGCATCCCTGCCCGCGAGAACGACCCGCCAATAATCCCTACCAACTTGACTATATTGATAATAATAATCGCATAAATCAGTCGTGCTGCTTGCTCCAACTGCTGAAGGAATAAATCCTGTTGCTTCTTCTATATTACTTATATATCCAGCATCTGCACCTATGTACGAAGCATCACATAAATGTTTCATATTTGTACTTACCTGATCGGCAAAATAGCTTGAGTTGTTGGTAACATAAACTGGTTGTGCTGCTGCTGCACCTGTCCAGCTTCCATCCCATGCTATACCATCCAGCATTTTCCATACGTTGCCAAAAAGGTTTTCTATACCACGATACGTCATGTAATCGGTAAGATAACCAGTTCCATTAATACTGTAAAGAGTGCCACTCATAACAGAATTAGTTCCATTACCGTCACTTATACTAAGTCCGGTAGGTGCTATATAACTATCGGCTGTCCATCCGCCTCCTGTTAAATTAGTTCGCCCTCCACCTATCATTGATTGAGCATTAAAATCAGCATACTCAACAAGATATAAGAGTTGTACCGCTGAATGAAGGTAGTAATCTAATTGCCGGAAACCCGCGCCGCGTTCAGCTGCCATAGTTCGGTATTCTGCACGTGTTTCGTTTACTTTAGGCCATTGCCCTGCCACGCTGCACATCTCATCATTAGCCGCGTATAAATCTGTTGGAATGCTTGCTTTTGCTGTCATCGCTCCCTCCGAATCATCGTACATTGAACCTTCAAATGCTGAATAATATCTGTAATCTACTTCAGCTCCATCTTTCCAAAAAGCAGGGTGAAGGTCAAAGCCCGGAAGGTCATATTTAGATATATACCAACTGTTAACCGTCCCGGTTAAATCATGTTTGAAATAAAATTTTGGAATCTCAACCATTACCTGCCCATCATCGCCATTAAGAACAGCCGTCCCAATTACATAAACCTCTCCGCTTACCATTATATCCCGATCAAGACTTAATGTGTTTAGATCGTCCCTTGCTGTAATCATTGCCCACGTGTCATCCGTAATGTTATGAACCATCATTCCGGCAACAACAGCGTCCGTTACGAAATCAGCTCCACTGTCTTCCAGTTTATCTCCTGTTGTACCGTCAGTTGTACCGGATGTTTTAACTGTCGTGCCTTCCTTCATGTAAGAACTATCAGCGTCAAGATAATAGTTAACCGTTCCGGCATCAGCTAATAAGCAGCGTTTCATGTCGGATTGAATAGGGAGATAGGCATTTCCAGCGCTTTGAGCAGTTGCTATTCCTTTCAGCGAACCTAATCTTGTGTAAGTATCACCATCAGAATCCCATGTTACTCCTTGACATAACGATAGACTCATTCCATCCATTGTAATTGCTTCAGTTGTGATTACTCCAGCTACATCTAAAGTAGTATTAGTTTCATCCCAAAGGATTTTACTTACACTCGCTATACTCCATAACCCCGTCGAATTATCATAATAAATTATAGCCCCATCAGCAGCCGTCCCGCTAAAACTCGCTTCCTGGGGGCGGTATTGAGCCGAAACGCTGAACGCTAAAAGCAATCCAGCGAATATTAGAATTAATCTTTTCATCTCTATTGTTTTTTAATTGTGTATTTTACCGTAAAAGTAGCTACCTTCCCCCCAGCTTCCATATCAAAATAAACCCTGACATAATTAAACTCGCATACACTGGGGTCGCTAAACGATACCGTCCCCGTAGCCCCTGTCATAGTGGAAGTTGTCATATTAGGGTAATCTACCCAGGTCGTACCGTCCATTGAAGCGTCAATACTCAAAACGGAAGCAGTCCCATCGTGAGCAGTCCAATCGATTACCGCCCCCCAGGATAGGGGAATTTGTTTCTTTAACATATTTTGGGTTGTCGGGTTGAGCTGGATAACCAAACTTGAATCCGTTATAACCTTAACCGCATTTAACCCTGTACGGTACAAAATATTCTGCCCGAAGCCCACCCAGGCAAAAGCCAGAATTACTAAAATCATTGTTACTCTTTTCATTTTTCTACGTTTTAATCCAATTTATGTAAACTTAAATTTGCTGACCTTATATTAAAATCCGTCCCGTCTGTTTGACATACCAAAGTAACCGTAATACGTTCACCCGTGATAACTCGAATAAAGCCACCCATAGAACCCCCATCATCTACGTTCAGAGTAGCCCAGACTTTCTCCAACCATATATCCGTTTGTTTAGTGGTTTCCTTGTAGATGTTCAACTCGTATGCCTTCGCACTTGCATCCGAAAAACCATAAAAAGAACAATAGAGGAAGTATGTGCCCGTCACGCCACAGGTAAGATAATCACCCTCGTCCCAATCACCAGCCTGGTCGCTTACCCAGGCGGTAGTAATCTTAAAAGTGTTTACCGTTAAAGAATCAATTTCCCAAACTCCATTATAATTCGTAGTTCCCCGTATTGATATTATTGCATCATCTAACAAGCCGTTAGCAGCGGAGGTCATTGTAACAGTCCCACCACCACCATCAGCAGCAGAAGCAATCGCACCCGTTCCACCAACAGTATAAGTCCACCCCGCACCTACGGTTCCCGTGTTCCAACCAAAGAGCATATTATCCGTCCCCGCTTCGTCGATCGTAGTTCCAGCCCCTTCGTGGTAGCTGAACATTTCCGCACCCTTAACCATGTGAACCGTGTCATACAAAGCGTTGAGGTTAGTCCGTACAGTATAACCGCTCTCACCGTCTGAAATTAATTGAGAGTAGCCACTTAGGGCAACTATTGTAAATAGCATTACTAAAATCTTTTTCATTTTATGTGTCCTTCCATTTATCTGAATCATCCCACCTTCCGGCATCTCTCCACTTACCATCATCCTGAATCCAGTACCTTCCTATCTTACCTATTAATTTATATATTGACATAATTATTTTACACCCTAATTGAAAATCATTCTCAAACGTATTACTAACTACACTTATCGAAGTAGCACCGGGGTCCTGGTCTGAAGATACAACTAACTCCTCGTAGAAACCACCGCCCCGGCCAATAATACGGATAACATCCCCGGCCTGTAATACCTGGGTATCCATTAATTCAACCGTAAGAGTTGCTTTAGCGTCCCCTGTGGAGATATTTTCATTGAGTTGGGCTATCTTTAGTATATCGGTTAAAGTCTGAACCTGGGCCATTAAATCATTTGTAGCAGATGAAGGCATACCTACCCTATTATCAACATCGTTAGGTACGTCCTCCTCATCCTCCACTAAATTTTGAGTTGACCAGTTTTTAAGGTTCCATACATACCCGGCCTCATAAACAGCAGGTTCTATCCATAACCCTGTTTCAGGGGTGTAACCGGATAGTTTTAGTTTCCACCATTGGCCCTGCCATATATCATCTTTAGCTGAAAGTGTGATGTTCATAGGGATATAAACAGCAGCCCCGACCAGAAAACACTTCTCTGCGGAGTAGGCACTTGAAACGTAAGAAGCTGAAAATACATCTACTGGTTGCTGCCTCCTGGAAATAGTTTCGTTTACTAAAAGTTGGTGTATCTTTGTATCCCTTGCCCCGTCTTTAAACCCCCAAAGGGTAGAATTAATAGTTGTACTCCCGTCTGACGTTTCTAACCTACCCAAAGAATAAAGGTTAGGCCCGTCCCCTATATGTGAATCAGGTAAATCTAACGCTTTAGAATATTCGCCCGTGTTGTCATTTGTTGCCTTGAAGATTAACGTCCCTTCAGGAGCTACCTGGTTTTCATAAATCAACAGTAAATGAAAATCACAGATATACTCCATATCACTTGACCCCTGAATATGAAATACCTCGTCCCCCTTTTCAGTATAGAAATTTACAAACCTAAAACGAAACGTACCGGTAGCATCCCAGGGCAGTTCATTGGTATTAAAATTAATACCCTGAAAAATGTTATAATATGTCCTTTGGTTCATTCCTATCATACTCCAGATAGTAACGTAATGGTTGGAATTTGTGGACCAGCTATAAGCATCCGTACCGTTAGGGCCGTTATACAGATACCGCTTTGAGGCATCAGATTTGGTAATAACAATATCCATTCGCCACTTAATTTTAAACGGCTCCTGAACCTGTGAGAGTTCCAATATGATATGCAAGGCACTTGCAAACATTAAATATTCATCATTCCCCCCGGATACATCTGTTATAAAATCTACGGCAGTTTCATACTTATCCTGTTCAGGTATAATGTTTGTCCCTTCGGGGCTTTGCTTATATAGATACTTCCGTTGAACGTATTGCAAAGGAGGAAGGTAACGTGTCATACCCCCGGCTAACTTATCGTAACTTCCGCTGTTGACCATGTACTGCTCAAAGTAAGCATAGGAATTGAACGTGCCGGACTTATCAAACGTGCGAGTCATTATAGTTTCATTAATCAACTCGTTTGGTTGAATAATCTGGAAAAGCCCGTCGGCCTGTTTAAGAACACACCCAAAGGTTACTAAAATATCTTCTAATATTTCCCAGCATTTCTTAGGCTTGTTCTCCTCATTCTCGTAATCGTAAAAAGCCATGTGGTCAATGTCTGTATATTTTAACGGACACCACTTGGCATAAAACGGATCAGGATGATGTGCATCATACCAATGTACACAAGTCTTTAAGAAGTCATCGTTGGCCCCGAACTGGTCTGCTATCCCGGTCTTATCCAGAATCTTTAATATAATACCCGTTATATCCTCCCGGCCCGTATACAATGTCCCTGAATTATCAAAGTCAATGTCTTTCAATGCACCTACCCCGTCGGTGAAGGTCATGTCAAAAGCATACGGGTAATAACGGTCTTGTTTTGAAGCCTGGTCGATCAGCATTTTTCCCGTCCAATACAATGAGGCATCCTTATATATCTTTACAAAAAACCTATCTTCCCCGGAATCAGCAAGGTCATCTATCAGGTCCTCCAAGTCTGAATCTTCAACCAACCCAAATACCTTTGCCTGTGAAGCGTGAATCGGGTCCCAAGGTTCATCCCCGGCTGCATACTTTAGCTGGAAGCCAGGTGATTCGGTTTCAAAAGTTAAAACAGCAGCAGCGTAATCTTCGTCTATGACATCTATCTTCCATGCAATAGCGTCAATACTGTTAAACTCATTTCTTAATCTAACTCCCATACGTCCCCCGTGTTCTGTTACGGCTGTCTGCTGCCCGTTTTGAGGACAGTAGTATAGTTTCTCCAGACAATATACCGTAAACTTCTACGGGCTTCCCTTCACCCATAAACGCTTTTAATTTACTCAAAGGGGCAATTACTTCCGGGTCTAATCGTGCATTTGGGTTGTCCCCTACCATAGCCATAGTAGGTGCATAGGCTAACCCACCTTCGGCAAGTGCCGGAAGGGGTTGAGATAAGATGACGCCGATTTGAATTGCGGCCAAAGCCCCCACGATTATAGCGAGTGCCACCCCAGCCGGGGGAGGCATCATTGACAGGGCGGTAACAACAGCCAATGCCCCGGCAATAATAGCCTGAATAATTGCAATAGCTTTAGCATCTTTAGCTTGTTCCCTGGCTATCTCTTTTCGTTTTTTCTCCGCATCCTTATCTAACTTATGAAGTGCCTTTGCTTTCTGGTCCTCCGACAATAACGAGTTCTCTATCCGTTCCCGTTCCCGTTCCTGTTTTTCATTTAAGCGGTCTAAATCCCTTTGGTGACTTTCGTTAAGAATATCCCCTATCATTCCAACAACATCAGCAGTAATACTCGCTATCAGTTCAAAGGCATTTTTCCAACCCTTTTTAAACTTATTAGCTATTTCAAGGGCAAGGTCACCGATTTTATTAAACATCCCTTTAACCCGGCTGAATATACCCCCGGCCCCATCAGCAATAGTATTAAAGGCATCTTTAAAATTATTAACTTTATCGGTTAAGGTTTCAACTTTGGTTATCATTATATCTATACCGTTGCCAAGCGTAGGAGGTACTACGGGTTGCGGGGTAAGTGGGGTTACACCACCACCCGGACCAAAACCCCCCATAGTTGTAGGTTGGGTAGGCCCGACAAACTCACCCGATTGAAGCATTACCATCCGGGCAATATAATTATCTAAGGCAGTATTAGCTTTATCAGTTGCGGTTGTTATTTTGTCAAATTCAGGAATAATAACCTCCGATACTTTCCCGGCCTCCCTGATTTTATCAAACTGTTCTATCAGTTCATGTGTCTTGTCTGCTAATACCCAAAAATGTTTCGCTGCAGCTGCATTTCCTTCAGCCTGTGCTTTTTTTGCCTGTTCAACATACTTCCACCAGGTGTCTTTCCAACCGTTGTAAAATTTATCCTGTAACTCTTTATGCGTACCTAACTCTTTAAATTGAACTACTAACTGTTTATCCCTCGTTTTCCGGGCATCATCCATTGTGTTGTTTAAATCTATCTGCCTGTCCTTAGCAGTCTTAGCAGCAGCAGCATATTTCAACAGTCCGGCAGTAGCAATAGCAACCGCACTCGCAACAGCAACCCAGGGATTAACAACCAAAAATAAAGCAAGTTTTTTAAACTGCCCTATCAGTCCAACCATACCCCCGATTATAGCAGCCAGGATACCGGGTATTTTACCGATAATAAATAACAGAGGTCCAAGACCAGCAACCAACCCGGCAACAACAGTAATTATCTTTTTTGTAGCTGGTTCTAAATCTTTAAACCATGTAGCGAGTTTTGCTACCCCGGCTGCAACCTTTGTAACCGTAGGAGCCAGGATTTCACCAAAAGCAATACCCATCCCCTCAACAGCAGACTTCATCCGAAACAAAGCCCCCTGCATAGTGTCATCCATAATTTCGGCCATGTCTTTAGCAGACGTTTTAGCCTTGTCTAATTTGGTTGCGAGTTTTGCGGTTTCCTGTTGCGTAGCAGATAGAATTACAGCAGCAGTAGAACCACGCTTACCAAACATATCTAAAGCGGTTGCACTTACATTTGTTGAGGTGTTGATTTTATCCATAGCCTCTTTAAACGTAAGCCCCGTTTTGGATAACTCTAAAAATATATTTCTTAAACTTGTCCCGGCTGTTGAGGCATCCATACCCCTGTTAGCCAAAACACCTAACATAGAGGTGGTTTCCTGAATAGAAAAACCAGCGTTTTTAGCAACCGGGGCCACCGTTGCCATAGCAGTTTGAAACTTCTCCAAATCTAAGGCAGAACTGGAAAAAGCCTCTGCCATTGTATTAACAACTACACCCATTTGAGAGGCATCCAGCCCAAACCCCCTTAATGTTGCCCCGGCTACCGTTGCACTTTGGGCTAAGTCCTCACCAGTTGCAAGGGCTAAATCTAAAGTAGCCCCCGTTATTTTCTGAATCTCATCACTTGAAAATCCCAGCTTACTATAATTCAACTGAAGTTCGGCCACCTGTGAGGCTGTATAACGGGTACTGGCTCCCAAATCCAGAGCAAGTTTTTCCAGCTTTTTAAACTCATCCCCCGTAGCCCCGGAGATAGCTTTTACCTTTGCCATTGACTGCTCAAATTCTGCAAAAGTTTTACCAGCTAAGAACCCCAGCCCGGCAATAGGAAGGGTAAGGGAGGTAGTTAACGTCTTACCTACCCTTGTCATATTCCGGCTGAACTTATTCATTGACCTTTCAGCCCGTCTAAGTGACTTCAACAAAGGATCAATGTTGCCAGATATTTTAACCGCTAAACTTATCGCCATCGTATAGTTTCTTTGCTCTTTCTAACTCCTCCTGGGTAATAGGTTTCACCGTTTTCTTTTTGTCATCATCCCAAGGGAACACAATCAAATCACGGGGGGTAATTTGTTTCTTGCCGTCACCGTGAGCCAGGACCATCAAGTAGCTTTCCCACCGTGACCTCTCCCACGCCTCCTGTTCCCGTAGCATCTCCCTTTCGTAGTACCCCTTCATTTTGTAGTGAAACTCCTTTGGGGATAAGTCCCAGAACTCGTCTGCACTCATCCCCATCGTTCCTAATCCTACTTCTAAAAGGTAGTCCCATGTTATTTCTTCACCTGGTTCGCCTTCGGTTTTTTTTTTATCGGCCGGGGCCTGGGATTCTCCGTAGTAGTCCATAATTTCAGCTATCAAGTTAGGGTCTTCGTCTAACCAATCCGCTACAATTACTTCGGTAATGTCAACTGTTTTACCATTGATTTCTGTATTGAAATCAGTCCCCTCTTTCCTTGCCCCATCTTTCAGTATGCACCATATTAAAGTAATCGTATTGGCTATTGTCAAAGTATCCCCTAAATTCTGAAGACCACTTAGAGTAATCCCAGTTTTCCGGCCAAATTCCGCAAGGGTATTAAACCCGATTTTAATAGGTCTTTCTTTACCGCCAATGTTTACTGTTTGCATATTTGTATATTTAGTCTGGTGTTGACCCGGTTAAGGTTAACTGCCCGTTGCCTACAAAAGAACAAGCAAAGGTTGCGTTAGCCTGGTTTGGAGAATCTATACTCACGTTCTGAAGGTAAGCGTTCCCCCCGAAGGTAAAATCATCTACGTTTGCAGTCTTAAAAAGCAAGGCTATGGATGTTTTATTTAATACAAGGTTCATCAGGTAAGCGTAGTTATGGGCCGTGTCAAAAGTAATTAACCCGCTTGTTTCCATAGTCCAGCTTTGAAGCCCCGGAAGTATTGTTTTCCACCCGCTACTGTCTTTAGTAGTGGTGTCCCTCATATCCAGGTTTAAGCTAAGTTTACATGATTGAGAGTAAGCTATTTTCGTCCCTGCTGCATATATACAAAGGTCTGTCCCGTTTATAATTCCCGCTGTTACTGCCATTTCGTTTTATTTTAAATCGTTAATAACAGGCAGTCAACTTTTTAGGTATGAGCAGCCTTTGTGAGTACTCCGGTTCCTACGAAGGAGGCTGAATATGTTACACTATCCTCATTCGGTGCATCCATGTCAATAGACTTAATATAGCCCTCACCATGCCAATAGGAATCTCCGCTTGTTCCGGTCATCATTTTAAGATGTACCTGGGTACGGTTTACTACCAGGTCTGTAAGTTCATCGAACTCATACCCGGAAGCATCAAAAGCGACCATGCCGTCACAGGATACCTCCCAGCTTCTTTTACCTTCGGCATTGGTCTGCCACCCGTTGTCATCCTTTGTGAATGTATCCCTCTCATCATGGTTAAGGGTTAACTTACATGAAGTTGACCCGGCTATTGCTTCACCATCTACATAAAGAAGGAAATTCTTTCCATTTACTACTGTTGCCATTTGTTTAAGTATTAAGTGTTCGTATTAAGTATTCTGTAATCGTTATATATTTCTTTAAATCGTTATCCCATTCAGTATTTTGGTCCACGAAGTAAGCTGAATTAATATACACCGTCCCGGCAGTTCCTTCATATTGGTCCAGGATTGTACGGATAGACTTTGCAGCCGTTTGAGCCAGTACCCTTGTTTCTGCATAAACGATAATAAATACCGTTGCATCATCAGCCCAGCTAACTTCCTGTTTCACCATATCAGGCTCTACCCTTATGGTATCATATACAGCGTATGTCCCCGAAGTATTCTGGGGGGCAACCGTTGGGTATATTGCAACAGTTGAATTAATCAAACTGTATAAAGCCTTGCCTATGTCCGAAACAGCGTTACTCATAATCGGTTAATTCTCTCCTGTATCATCCTGTTCATGTCGCTTTTTATTCCACTTTTCACCCCTGCTTTAGTTGCGTTCCATGCCCTGTCTATAAATGGGTCTGGGGTTTCCCCCTTGCCAAATCCACCAATAGGAAAGTGTTCATACCAGGGGTTCCATTTGCCCTTAAACCGGGGCCTCACCCACACGGTTGGATACTTACCCTTCCGACTTGCAATAATTCCAATACTCGCTTTTAGGTGTCCGGCAGGGTGAGAACGTGAAGGATATTTTTTAGACTTTGAACCAAAATCAGATAAAGGGGCTTCAAATCTCATTTTCTTCTCAACAGGTTTAGCTTGTTTGCGTAATACAGCCCGAAATATCTTATCTTGAACAGACGTTGAAAGCATATTAAACTGCTTACGAGCCTTTCTAATATCCTCCGGGTTTGCCTTTATTTCAATCGCAATCATCAGTACTTTTTCTCTGCCGTTATTTCCAGCCTTCTTTTCCTATCTGGTTTTTCAATCGTTACAATATCGTAGTATTCCGTATCAAATAGTATCTGCATAGCTTCCGTTACATCGGTTCTGAATCGTATCGTAAACATCACCCTGTTAGAAGCTGTTACCTTGTCCCCTTCCGTATCCTCACCGCCACCAACCGGGGTTATCTTAGCCCAAACCGTAGCTAATATTGCAGGGGTTTCAACCGACTGCCCCATACTATCCCTTGCCGTTGTAGCGGTGTATATTACTATCCTCCTATCTAAATCACCTGTTCTCAAAACGTAAACAATCTATATGGGTTCATTAAATATTCAGAGCCTTTAGGTAAATCGTTTACCATAGTCCCGGTAATTACTTCCTCCCGGTTCTCGTAAAGGTGCCCTATGATTAACAACATAGCAGACTTTAACGGACCTGGAACCAAAGCAGCCGAAGCATAACCCGCCAGAAACCGTATTTTAACATCATTGGTAAACCCCCTGTTAGTAGGCCACGATTGGTCATAAGCAAGTATAATTTTATTCGGTTCGTTGCTTTCATCAAGGGTGTAAACGGTGTTAGCAAGGGTTTGCTCTACGCTGTCCGCATCATAATACTTAACCGAAGTGATAGACTGCACGGGGGTCTTTTCTAACGAGTATTCCGTTTCTGAAAAAGAATCCATTTGCAACTCCCAGGTTTGGTCAAGTAATGCCCTCCGGGTGTACTCCTCTACCATTTGCCTTGCAGTTGGTATCAAAGTGTCCTCAATCCAGGTATCCTCGTCCGTGTCGGCTGTTTCAATCTTCAGGTGTAACTTAGCTTCAGCTAACGTAATCGGCTCGGATGTCGGTGCAGTTATCAGTTTCATTTCATCTTATTTTAAGTCCTCGCTTCCTCTGCCTTTGGTTTTGCCCTTGCCACAATTACAGCCTTCTTACGTCTGCGGGGTTTCGGTATCTTCTCCGATTTACCCTGCTTTTTCGGCTTATGGATAACGTCTGCTTTAGGGAACTCGTAATCATCAGCGTACTCCGCTAATCGGTTCTTTACCCAATATTCCGTAACCTTTTTTTTGAGGTTTATAGTTTCCCCTTTACGTATTTTCCCGGCTGAAACTCTGGAAATAACCTTTACCATTCGTTTTAGGTTTAGGTGGGATTAGGAGGGGTTGCCCCCTCCCGTTGCCACATTACCAAATCCACGCTAAAGATTAAGTAGCTCCGCAGACCAGTTTTTTGATAGGATTTGTCCCTGCATTTAATGCATGAGAGCTTGACCTTGTATAGGCCACAAATCCAATCAAAAGGTTGGCCATGTACAGCTCGTTCAACCGTACAAGGTTGTACCCTGCCACTCTCCTTATGATGAACCTTTTGAAATCTCCGAATAACATGATAGTGTTTCCACTCCCCAGAGAAGCCATTTCATCATTAATGATATAAGGACGGCCCTCGATTGTATCAGGCTCACCTACTCTCATTGAAGGCTGCCAAAGCGGTCTTGCATCTGCGGTCCCGATTTCAAGCAATTTCAATGATTTCAGAAGCAAGTCCTCCATCATGAAAGTACCGTTTTTACGGTAGTCTGCATTGAGGGAATGATACAGCCCTACAATGTTATCCCGTGTTGGTCCGGCAATCAATGAAACTTCACCTGAATCAGAGGCATTAGTAACAACCCCTTCGGGCTGACTTGACCCGGTCCCGGTAGTGAAATACTGATTTTGAATCCTGCCAATCCTTTCAGCCAACGCTTCAGCTATAATCGTTTCAATTGGTAAAGCGGAATCCTGAAGCAACTGAACCGAAGCCTTTATAACATCGGAACTCCACAGATAGTCCTTCAACGTAACTGAACCAAAAGTTAGCCCGGTTGCAGTTAAAGCCCCTTCTTCAGCCAATAGTCTACCCTTATTGCTGGTGTCGTCCATTGTAGGCCAGGGAATGTCACCGCCTGTATTGGTTGTTAACACACGGGCAAAGTCCCAGATTTTAACATAAGGAAGCATAGCCTTTTCCAGCTCTGCCTTGAATCCTTCAGGTACCAGATAACCACCCTGGGCATCTGTTCCAACGGTCTGGTTAGCTCTTTGCTCCAGAACTTCCCGGTTAGCTGGTTTCATTTTAGCGTCACCGTTCAAACAGTAATCCCGGAAAGCGTCACTAACTTTCCTTTTCTCTTTCTCTGGGTCTGTTTTGGTTTCGATTTCAATGAACTCAAGCCTTTCCTCCTCCTCTTTGTTGATAGCCTCCTGTCGTTGAAGTGTATCAACATCTTTTTTAAGGGCTTCCTGTTCCAAGTCCAGTTTATCCCACCGGGTCTGCTCATCTTCCGCTAACCCTCTGTTCTCCGCTTCGGCCTTGCTAACGATTTCTTTCATTTCATTGATAAGGCCACCACGTTGCTCTAATTTGTCTTTTAGAATTTTCATTTTTGTTAATGGTGTTGGTTAATATTCGCCTCTCACAAGGCCGTTTCTATCTCAAGTAATCTCGTTCTTTCTTTATATGTACCCAGGTCATCATCCGGGCTGTCATCTGGTTTGGGTTTCTCTTTTGACTTTTTGTATTCGTCAAACTCTGAGCGGAGGCTAACGTTATCATCCGGGTAAGCCGGATATGTTACCGGGGATAAATCCCGCATCATAGAGAATTTAGTTACCTCCCTTAATACGGTCCCATCCTCCTCCTCTCTCCAGTTTACCCCATCAGGAGCAACCCGGAAAGCAAACGAAGTGCCATCTATATCCCCCCGCTTTACTTCCTCCTGTATATCTCTGCCTACTGTGGTATTAGGTAAGTCAATTTCATACCCCAGGTTGCCCTCTTTGTCAAGTTTCATCCGTAGGGTTCCGCTTTTTGTCCGGCCTAATATCAGGTTTTCATCATGGTTTTTCAGCCCCCTGACATCATTATCCAGAATATTATCGAATACTCCGGGCATCAATACCTCCCGGAAGCCTCCCAGGTCAACACTTCTCACATTGACTTTTACCAGCCCGTTTAATTGGGTTGGCTTTCCTTCCTCTGCTCTCAACTCTACCGTAGCTTCAAAAGACCTTTTTTCTATCTTACTCATCTGTATTTATGTTTTGTTTTTGTACCTGTTCCAGCGGAGCCATGTTGACCATAACTAAACGGCTGTCCCCTTCCGGCCCTATCTCGTTTTTATCTTCTAACTCCCGGACCTCGTTAATAGAGTAAACCCCTATCCGGGTCATTATCTCAAAGTATTCTGCTCTGCTCTTTGCATCCCCCCGGAGTAACCCGTTGAGGTTGCACTTAACAAACATCCTACCCCTTTCAGATTCCTTAAATAGCTTCCGGTTAAATTCCTGTTCAAACCTCATACACCAGGGCAACATAGTATAGGTCACAAATTCAATTCCCTGGTGTTCTATGTTATTGTTAGTTGACCTTTCAAGGTCTGCAATCATGTGAGGCGGGACCCTGAAAATACGGGCTATCTCGTTAATCTGAAACTTACGGCTTTGGATAAATTGGGCAGCTTCAGGAGGGATAGCTTTTTGAGCATACTTCATTCCCTCCTCTAATATTTGTACCCCGTGTCGGTTGCCCTGTCCTGTGGTTTTCTCCTTTAGTGATTCCGATAAGTGTTTATATGCTTTATCTGAAAGTTTGCCAGGGTGTTCAAATACCCCCGTTAAACTTGCTCCGTTCTTAAAGAACTCCGAACTCCAACGCTGCATAGCTAACCCCAGCCCTATACTGTCTGCTGCTATATCTATCGGGCTTTGTCCTATGATACCGTTATACGATAAGCCAGGTACATGAATCATATTAACGGCCTGTATATCCCTGTCTTTTGTCTGCCCGTCTGCCTTTTTAACTTCATAGCGAAGTCTGCCGTTCTTAAATAACTTCGGCTCAACCAATCCGGGATGTATAGGAATTAACTCTTTAGGTACATGGTCCCCGCCCCGTTTGATTTCTGCATAAGCATTACCCCAGCCCACAGCATGAGCCATAAGGGTTTCATAGAACGTAAAGGCAGACATTAAAGGGTTAGGTTCTGAATGAACCAAGTCATATATTTTATGGTCCGTAGCTGGGAACTTCTTACCGTCCTCCAGTTTAATAACGTGCTTTGGGATAGAGGCCATTGTTTCCCCTAACACCCGGATACAAGCGTAAACAGCAGAAAACTTTAGGGCCGTTTCCTGGTCCACTTGCTCCCCGGAAAGGGCTTTACTGCCTCCCCAGAAGCCTTCAGTTAACCACTTGATGAAATTAGAAATAGAGGACTGTGGGTAGTCTGTCCTCTGTTCACCTTTTTGGCGGGTAATCTCAAACGATAATCGCATAGGCAATATAAAAGTGTAAAATTAATACCTCTATTGCCTGATACTATGTACCAATGGTACATTTGTTAGAAAAGAGTTTTTAACACTCCCTCAATGATTCTTATTTAGATGAGGGAAGGGAACATCTGGAATAGGGACATTCAGGAACTCGCATAACTCTTTCCAGCCGTCCCCATTTTCCCAACAAACTACAAGACAGTTAGGGAGTTTTGAGCATACGTTAATATGATGGGTGTATATATCCATCCACCAAGATTCTGGATACCACGACCCATACATATCCAATCGCTGTTTGTATATCCCTTGCCCCATTGTATGTTTTTTATCCCATTTTATTACACTTTGTAGCCAAGTTAATGAATCTTTACGGGTTGTAAGTATCAACTTCCCGTCCCACTTCGGAAGGAAATGTACATAGTCCCCGACCTCCGCTTCAACCCCTAATATCTCAAGGGCTTTCTTTAGGGTAGTGGTTCCTGTTTTAGGTAGTCCTATTCCGTAAATCATACCGCTTTATTATTTTCGTCTGTGTGAATAATCATAGGAAGTGGTGACCAGCCAAATTGAGGTTCTATTAAAACAAACGCTAAAACGTGAATCTTATCCCCTTTTTTAAAGAATAAAGAAGCCCCACCGTTTAACTTTATTTCTCCTTTTTCACCAGGAATTACATAGGTCATTATTCTGGATGGGTGGTTTTTCCCATTTATATATACTTGCTGATAGGGTGCTATCCCAGCCCGTCCCATTAAATCACGACAAATAGTAATAGACCCCTCATAATCTTTATTTGCTTCGGTTACTGTAACCTCTTGCAATTTGCCCTTTAATACGTTAATATACATTTTCGTAAACTGTTGCGAAGCCCCATAGTTTAGCTTCATATCCATATAAATTACTTGTAAAATCTAATCCTTTAGGTATGTATTCTTTATAATCCTGGTATAGTTGTGACTGATAAAACCAGCCTTCGATATATTCTTTTCTTAACTCTGATATATTCCAACTATAATCATGTTCCCCGTATTTGATATAAAAACAATCTACCCCGTGACTGTCAATAAAACTCCTCACCACCTCACCCCTGACACTATCCCTTTGCCCGTCCCAGCTCACATCAGGAGAGTTAAGCAGGGATACCCCTAAATATTGATACGAGAAAAAAGGCAGATACACTTCTTTGAACACCCTGCGATAATACCCCTCCCACTGGCCTTCGTCCGGGTATTGATTTAACAGTAGGTTGAGATTCTTATTTAGCGTCCTTTGTGGGTCATACTTTGGATTTGGTTTGGCTAAAAACTTAAACAACTCACCCCCGACCCCCGTTATTACATTCCACTCCTTTTCGTTTTCAATAATGTCACTCCAAAAATTCATCTGCTGGTTATAGTTCTGCCACCCGTTCAACGGCCTGTCTGATCTCCCTATGTCGTAATGATCTGCCTTTGTCCCTGTAAATACTGAGTATTGTGATTTCTCCCACCCTTGTTGTGTCATTATGTCCAGAAACATCGGACCTTCTGGCTGGTAACAGCGAAAGTGAACCCCGGACATATCATGCCCTTCATCCCTTAACTCCATTAATACAAGTGAGATTATACGGGAATCAAACCCAGCGGAATGGAATACTATGTAGTTGCCCTTTCGGATAACTTTGTTAAAATATGATTTTAGAGCAGACCGGATGGCAGCTACCAGGTTTCTCATAGGGGGCTTTTTGATAGGTGTTAGCATCACCTTAGAATAAATACCCTTACTCATTACCTGTTGTGGGTGAGCAAACTCGACACCTAAAAAAGGAGTAGCATACCAGGGAGGCACATATTCCGGGTTAAAAAAGTTAACATCAACTCCCAGGTGTTGGCCTTTGACTAACCGTATCAAGTCGTAATCGTAATTACCTAAAAATTGATATGTGCCCCTGTTAAACTGCATAAAGCTCCTCATTAATCCATTAATATTATTCCATTCTAACCGTATTGGTGTTATATTGTCTGTTCTCGTCTCTTATCCTTTCTGTTTAAAATTACAAACAATACTAAATAACATCCTATCCCAAACGTGAGGATAGAACCGTAAGCGATTAAAATAGGTATAACTACGTTCATAAATCATAACTTTGCGGGTGCATCAACAGTTGATACCGTCCCTTGTTGTTAATCCATTTATCTAAAGTTTCAAAAGGGTCTTTATTCCATTTCCCGCCCCCGTCAGAAAGGCGATCATCCCGCTTGTCTTGCATAGCTTCAACCTCCAGCCCAAACCGTTCCATTTTCCAGGTCGGGCCTACATAGTCGGGCAACCTCCAACAATGGAACCCAAATACATTATCATTAGCTACCCGTTTCTTTACTTGCCACGCCCCTCCATGTGAGGAGGTGCATCTGATCTTTAGCCCCATTCCCCTTAGTTCCCTTAAAGGTCTTTCAATCGCTTCCTTTATAGGTGTCCCGTTCTCATAATGGTCGCTTAAACAATCGTTATGCCACCCTATTTCATGCCCCCAACGGTCTTGTAATATTTTAAGAGCCATTACAAAGTATCTATTATTTGGTTGGAAATACGGTTTATCCGGGGGCCAGGTGTTAATAATAAAGATAGTAGATTTTATCCCCATCTCATACTCAATCTTTGCAGCTTTCATTGCCCGGGTGAAATCCCCGTCAACATCGTGCCTCAATATTATCCCTTCGCCTGGGGTGTGGAAGTCTATAACATAGGGTTGTATAATCTCCAGAACCTTTATAAAGTTTTTCCGTGTGAATTTCATTTTAACAAGTTTTTCAATACATCAATGTCAACAGGCTTTGCCTTTTCAATAGATGACAAAAACTGGAAGTGGTTAATAGATACGTTGCTTTTGAACCCAGTTGTGAACGGCCTCCAGTTGGTATGAACCATAGTAGGCCGGATTCCGATTTTCATTAACCGATTCATTGAGGCCGTGTCCATCCCCCTATCCAGATTATAATGATACAAGGGCAGTTTGTATTTTTTTTGCAGCCGTATAATAGCTTCAGTCTTTATTAACCGCATCACACCAACCGGGTATTTGTGATTATACAAGTCAAGGTAATATGCCTTCCCGCTTTCCTGATCCACAATATGACAGGAATCAATACCTATCAGCTCTTTCCCCGCTTCAATGTGAGGTTTGTACTCTTTCCATATAGAAGCATCACAAAGGTCATCACTACCCATATTCATAATGTAATCAGGTTTAAACATAGCAAGGGCAGTCTGTATGCCCGCATTAAGTTTAGCCCCTATCGGGAGGTTCTTATACTGGGTCACGGTAAAATCAAACTCATGCCCAATATCAATTAACTCCTGTATGTCCCTATCCTCTGGAGAAACAACACATAAGTAATTCACCTCTACCCAGGCGGGTGATTCCTTTATGAACCGTTGCATAGACTTACAATGTCGCAACGTCACTTCCCACCTTCTCCACCAGGGGCAAACGATGGTAACTTTAACTTTTTTTCTCATCCCTTTTTTTCTTTAAATAAATATCCCTGGTTTTGCGGAAAGAGTTGAAACTTTTATACCTCCGTTCCCCAAAGATGAACTTATACTGCCTTTCAACGGCTTCATAAGCATCTTCCTGTTTTTTGAAATCGCAAAGCATTTCCCAGAAAGCTTCAATAAAGCCTTCTATCTTAGTGAGCCTTGCGTATTGCGGTTCTAATTTTTGTTTGGTCATATCGTTATTTTATAATGTTTTAACTCCCCCATCATCATATACCGAAGTATCCCCATCGAAATGTGTCATAAACTCCCCGACTGCCATAACCAGCCCCACCATGCCGTCAACCTTTTCGGTACTCTTTGACTTGTCTATCTTGTTATCACCCGCTGCATTTTCGACTATCATAACATTGGAACACATCCACCTTAACACAGGGTTGCCTAAATGGTTTACCTGTGAGTTATATACCATACCCTCTAACTCCTTTGTTGGAGCAGACATCGAAGCGAAGCCTTGACCGAAAGGAGTACATTCAAACCCATCCCCCTGTAAGTTAATCACAAGCTGTGAAGCGTTCCACCTATCGTATGCAATAGTCCGTATCTCATATATATCATTCTGTTCATTGATAAACTTCCGGATGTAATCATAGTCCGTTACGTTGCCGGGTGTTTCGGTTATAAAGCCCTCCCTTATCCATTGATCATAATTAACACCGTCTTTTTGTGTTCGTTCCCTTGCCATTAGGCCCGGTACAAAGAAGTGAGAAATGACTATAAAAGTATCCTCATAGGGAAACAGCATCATAAAGGCGCATACATCCCTGCGAGAAGCAAGGTCAAGACCGCATACACAAGCCTTGCCTTTCAGCTTTTCAAGGTCAAACTCCACTACCCCCCGCATCCAGACTTCATCACTTATCCAACGGGTTTCTGCTGAAGTCCATTGGTTCAACTGCAACCGCCTGAAGGTGTTCTCATATGAAGGGGTGTTTTTTGCCCGTGTCGCTTCCTCAACGACATACTCTTTTTTCAATGAAATCTGATAACAGGGGTTAGCCCGTTTCCATACCTCCTCATCAAACACATCATCCTTTTCATCACTCTCATAGATAACAGGCAGAAAGGTATCGTCTTTTATTATCCCGTCCCGGACCTTACAAGCGTATTCATATTGTTCAAAGCATATTGTTTCACGGTCAAAACCAGCAGTAGTAAAAGCAAAGGTAAGGGGTTGCCTCCGGGAACCGGTGGAGGTTGTCAACACATCCCATAGCTCCCGGTTAGGCTGGGTGTGAACTTCATCAAAGATAATCCCGTGAGAGTTCTTGCCATGTTGCCGGGGGGCATCACTTGACAGGACCCGGTAGAACGACCCGTTAGAGGGGTAGGTAATAGTACTTACAAACGTCCTTAGCTCCTCCGTTAACCGGGGGCTTTGTAGTATCATCTGTTTGGCTACATCATGGATAATACCCGCCTGTAACCTGTCCGAAGCAGCAGAGAATATCTCTGCCCCTGGCTCACCATCAGCACACAAAAGATACAAGGCAAGTGGGCTGCCTAACGTGCTTTTGCCGTTCTTGCGGGGGACAAAAATAAACACCCTCCTGTATCTCCGTAACCCTGTTTCTTTATCCTTCCATCCAAAAGCGGGTATAACAATTTCCTCCTTTTGCCATTCAGCAAGTATCAACGGCTTACCACCCCACTCACCTTTTACATGGGTGCAATATTTCTCAATCCACTTAACTACCTTCTCCCCGGCAGGGCGGTCCAAATAATATTTATCTGTTTCAGTCATTAACTAAAATCATCATCATCCTTCCTGGTTACTTTCCTTTCTATTTTGGTTTGCATAGCAGGGGATAACCCGAACTCTGCACCAATCTTACGGGCCTCTGCCATGCTCTCAATAGCTATCGCTTGTAACGGATGACGTTTGTGTATCTTATTCCCGTCCCGGCTGGTTATAGTATAGTACCCTCCGTTCTCCCGTATCCATGCCCTTGCCTCCAGATGTTGAGCCATAAACCCACAGTAAGCAACTATGTAAGGAAGCCCGACCTCCTGAAGTATTCCGTTACCCCAAAGGAACATAGTCATAGCATCCCATAACCGTACCTCCAGCTCCGTGAACTCCTCCGGGTGAGGAGGGATTTCTATTAACCTGTCCCCCTCTATATGGTCAATCTCACGGGTTGAATTTATACTACCCTGCATCTTTTTTATGTTCCTGGGTATTGGTGTTCTACCTTTTCCCATCATTAACAAATTAAACAAGCTGCCCGTTCTGACAACTCTATGAATATTAGATTTTCATTTTCATAGTCAACTTTGATCTGTTGGGCCAACTCATTATACCCGTTCCCATTTTGATACTCCTCTGAATTAATGACTATTATTTTTTTGTCCCCTGGAAATTGTTTGCTGATCTCCTCCATTTTTTTACCCATCTCTTTCTTAGGTGTCACCACCCAAAATACCCTGTTACTTTCATCAATGAAATTCCACATAATCTATCGTTTTAAATAATTCATACGCTACCTGGGGAACTATTGCGTTCCCTAATCCTTTAAGGCAGTCCACCCTGTCGGGTAACCCATTATCTTTTCTACAAACTGCGGATTTAATATCATATTCTCCTGTAAATTCAACCCTTCCCCTATGTATGTTTCTAAGTTGTGCCTGTGACCCGATTCCCTTATATGTGCATCCATCATCATAGCCCTGGGGGTTGGGAGCATCTTTAGGTGTTCTGTTTTCACTATATTTGTTAGTTTCGCACCCCATTTCCGCCCCTTCGAATCTACTTCCCGATATTTCCCTTTCGAAAATTCCAGTTTTTTTGTACTGTTTTGAATTGTTTCTCCTAGAACGGTCGGTGTAGGCAACAATCCAGACTCTATCCCTTCTATGCCACGCTCCGACGGCGCAAGCTGGAATAACAAAAACCTCGACCTGATACCCTTCATTTTCCAGGTCAAAGAGTATCCTTTCAAGTGTTCTGCCATTTTCCATTGAGAGGAGGCCAGCAACGTTTTCGCCAACGACAAAGGACGGTTTAGCCTCGCTGATAACTCTAAGCATCTCAGGCCAGAGGTAACGGTCGTCTGCTTTGCCTTGTCGCTTTCCTGCTTGACTGAAGGGTTGACAAGGGAATCCACCGGAAATAACGTTAACTCGCCCCCGCCATTCTGCTCCGTTGAAGTCTTTAATATCTT